AGAGAGGTCGAACAGCATAGTGGATATCGCTGATTCTCTCGCTGACATGATATACGTCATAGCTGGTGCGGGCCTGGAATACGGAATTGACCTCGACGCTGTCATGGTGGAAGTACACCGCTCGAACATGGATAAGGTGAATGCCACGACTGGGAAAGTTGTTCGCCGCAAAGACGGCAAGATCCTGAAGCCAGATGGCTGGACACCGCCCGATATCTCTGGCGTTTTGTTTTCTGGCGGCACATTACCCCCCCCAAAAGTACCCCCTAATGTACCGAGGTGGGTCTGAGAAAGGGTTTTATGACAAAAAAAGGTAGCCTCCCTAGATACGTAACCGTTCAGGAGTTGTCCGAAGATAAGTGGATAAGTCGGATGGGTTTCACTTTGGAGAGATTGGTGGAATTGACTGAGTCGGGGCATCTTCCGCATTGTGTTGTGGATGGCAATCGAGCGATGTATTTGCGCGTCGAAACTCGGGATTACATTCACGAGAACTTTGTTGATGTTTTCAAGGGGTTTGATTTCCCTGAGAAATTGAGTGTTTTTATAAAGCCAATCCAAGCAAGTGGACCTATGCCCCAATGCTTGGATCTTATTGCCTCGGACCTCAAGGAGATGGTGTTCAGCGGTTCCCCCTCTTGTGTATATTTTCTCATTTCGGAATACGATGAAGTGGTGTATGTAGGGCAAACGGTAAACCTTCTTGGGCGAATCGGTGAACATACGAAGACAAAGGAATTTCATAGAGTTCTTTATTTGCCAACACCTAAATCTTCACTTTTGCCCGTAGAGAAAGAATTCATATTGAAACTAAATCCCAAGCTAAACCGTCGATACCTCCCGTGTTGCGTTTAATTTTGACTTATGAGAAAGTTTTCACGAATCCAAGTTCTTTGGGGAAGGGGCTGGGTTGATATGTGGCTGGCGATATCGAGGAAGTCAAGGATGTAGAATCAAAAGGTCCGTCTGGAATCGTGGAGCGTTGGTTCCTCGAACTTGGTGATGCTGACAAAGAAGAGGCAGAATGGCGACAGCGGGCTGTGGCCGTTGAAGAACAGTACCGGGCCGAGCAGGAAAACGAAAACCAATCCAGATTCCACATTCTGTGGTCTAACACTCAAGTGCTTCATGCAGCCATATTCTCGGGCGACCCCGAACCAGATGTGCGCCGAAGGTTTAGGGACAAGGACGAGGTGGGCAAAAACGCTGCCATAGTGCTTGAGCGAGCAATAAAATACACCAAAGACAATCACGATTTCAAATCAGTCATCGACGATGTGGTCACGGATTATCTGCTGCCTGGGCGTGGTGTTGCGCGAGTTCGCTACATTCCGCTGATGGGCCAAGCGGAAGACGTCGAGGAGCCAGTGACCCCGATTGAACGATTCGACATCGCCGGGGGAGAGAGCCGATTTTATGTCGGTCAGGATGGAAAGGAATTCGAGGACACTGATGGGGAAGTGATGCAGGGCGAGGATTTAGGTCATTTCCGAATCAAGCAAGGCGAGCAAGAAGTTGTGTACGAGGAGGTGATCGCTGAATATGTCCCCTGGGACGATTACCGGCAATCCCCTGCTAAACGGTGGGAAGATGTGCGCTGGGTGGCTTACCGCACCTACATGACGCGCAAGGAAATGGTTGAGCAGTTTGGCAAAATAGGTAATGACGTAAATCTAGTTTCAAAGTGGCATGGTGACTCAACCGATTCCCTTGAAACTGGGAAGGATATTTTCGAGCGGGCGCTTGTTTGGGAGATATGGGACAAGGACGCTGATGAGATGATTATCGTCAGCCCAGGACTGATCGACAAGCCGATCTATCGTGGTGAGGTTCCACTGAACTTCAAGAACTTCTTTCCATCTCCCCGCCCAATCCTTTCGCTCCGCTCAAACAGAACTCTAATCCCGGTCCCCGAATACATCCTCTATCAGGATCAAGCTATCGAGCTGAACAAGCTAACGGCCCGGATCTCCAAGCTGATAGATGCAACCGTGGTGCGCGGGCTATACGATGCAAGCCTAAAAGATCAGTTGAAAAGTTTGTTCAGGATCGGTGAAACTGAGATGTTTCCCGTCGAGGGATTTCAATCTCTTCTGGAGAAAGGTGGCATCGATGGTGTCGTGGCCTGGGTTCCCACCGAGGCATTTGCTAACGCCGTGCAGATTCTGCTCGCACAGAGGGCCTCTCTGATCCAGGCGATTTATGAGCTGACCGGAATTGCAGATGTCATGCGCGGAAGCACAAACCCAAACGAGACATTTGGGGCGCAAAAATTAAAGGCGCAGTTCGGAACCTTGCGATTAACCCCCAGGCAGGAAGAAGTCGCTAGATTTATCCGTGATTTGTTCCGACTGTTTTCAGAGGTTATCGGCGAGGAATTCAGCAGTGAATCAATTCTAAAGATGGTGGGCGATGAAGTGGTCTCCGAAGAGGATATGCCTGCTGTGATGGAGATAATCAGCAGCGATGGGGAGCGTGGGTTTGTTGTGGATGTTCAGACCGACTCGACCGTGGCTGCTGATGACCAACAGGGCAAGCAGGATGTGAGTGAGTTCATGGGGGCTATTGGCAAATTCTACTCCGATGTCATGCTGCCTATGCAAGCTGGGGCGCTCACCCCCGAGCAGGCCCAGGGCCTCGTCGCATTCGCCGCCCGCAGATTCAAGGCTGGCCGTGATGTCGAGGAACTTCTGAAAACTCCCGAAGCGGAAGCCCAGCCCGCCATTCAAGACCCGAATGCGGCCCTTGGTGGCCCTCAATCACCTCCTGGCGCACCGCAAGGCCTACCGATGGGCGCACCTCCTGGCGCACCTCCTGGCGCACCGCAAGGCCCTGATCCTGCTATGGAGGCCCAAGCAGCGGCTGAATCTGCAAGAACTGATCTGGCCCAATCAGGTCAGCAGATCGATACCACGCTCAGGACAAAGGAACTGGACCTCAAGGAACGCGACATGGATTTGAAAGAACGCGCATTTGAACAGAGCAAGATCGATAAAGACCAAGACAGCCGGATCAAGTTGCTGGAAGTTGAGATCAAGTCCGCCAGGGATGCTGGGAGAGGGGTTGGCGTATGAGGAGTCGAATGTGGCTGCACCAAAATGGGCAGATGTATGCTTACCCGCCGGATCATGGGCCTGTCTCGAAATCCGATATGTACAGTGGGGTGAACTTCATCACGCCATTTAAGCCGTATCGGAATGTGATCGATGGGCAGGAAATAAGTACACGCCACCAGCATCGTGAATTCCTCAAAATAAATAACTGCGAAGAGGTTGGCGAGGAGAAACCCAACTGGATGCGAGAATCAGAGTATCTCACCGCACACGGAGCGCCAGTCGAGGCGCTTCCACGGGGAGAAACGCCCATCGAATCTGATGGGTTGACTGAACATGAGCGCGGAAAATTTGATGTGAAATTTGAATATCAAGATGTCCCGTCCGACTTGATGGAGGAAGCTGTAGATGGTTGATGGCATCCAGGAAGAAATTGGATCGGCTGAAACCGAAGAGAGTACCTTTGAAGACGATTTTCGGGCCGAGTTTGAAGCTGCGATTGATTCTGACGATGACGAAGCTGGCGAGGCGACGGCCACCAGCACCGGCGCTCCTGACGGGGACACCGGGGAAAACGACATCCAAAGCGAATCGGAGCAAGAATGGTCCGACGATGGTGATGTGGATGATGGTGCAGAAGAGGCTTCCGATGGAACGCCTGACTTCGCACCCCCGCAACACTGGAGCGCCGAGAATAGGGCGCAGTTCGATGAATTGCCCGTGGAGAGCAAAGAGGTCGTTGTTGATCTCTACAAAGGCATGGAGGCCGCACACACCAGACGCAGCATGGAACTAGCGGATAAGCGCCGTGACTTTGCTCCATTTGAGGAGGCAATCGCAGGCACGGGAATTCCTCTCGCGCAGGCTGTGGAAGAATTAGCAGGAATCCACAGGGCTATGCAGAGCGACCCCGAGGCAGAACTAAAACGGCTTGCCACTAAACACGGCATTCGATTGGAAGCACCGAGGCGAAGCAACAGAGATCTCGAAGATGAGTACGATGATGACGATGAATTCAGTGATCGGGATCCAGAACTTGAAGCCATGCGGAATGAATTGAGTGAAGCGAAGCGAGAAATCGCAGATGTGAAGCTCGGCCAGACCCGCACAGCTCAAGCGGAGACTGCCGCTAGAGTCAGCGAATTCGTTTCATCAAAAGACGCAAAGGGTAATCTGTTGCATCCTCACTTCGAGGCTGTTCAATCGGAAATGGTGAATCAGGCCAATGCTGACAGGATGAGTGGCAAGTCCTCGACGTTGGAAACGCTGTATGAACGCGCACTCTGGCTTGTGCCGGAAGTGCGAGAAAAGGTGTTGGAAGAGCGGGAAAGCACCGCATCCATCACCGACAAGAAACTAAAACAAGAAAAGCTGAAACGGGCTAGGCGAGCTGGCCTCGGAGCGCGGGGAACGAGTAAATCACCTCCGCAGCGGGATTCAGTTCCTGAAAGTTTCGAGGACCATTTCATGCAAGAACTCAGGTCCGCTTCAGCATCGTAACTGGGGAAGGGTGAAAATGGTGACAGCCAATGGCTGATCCAAATCTGACAGAACTTGCCACTACGACGCTAAGAAAGAGATCGAAGGTAACCGCCGATAACGTTTCCAAAGGCAACGCTCTTCTGTCCCTTCTGAATTCCAATGGGCGCGTTAGATCGGCAGATGGTGGTAGAACGATAATTGAAGAACTCGAATATGCGGAAAATGCGACCTTCAAGTATTATTCGGGCTATGAGGTGCTGGACGTATCGAAACAGGTCGTATTCAGCGCCGCCGAGTATAACTGGAAGCAGGCCGCAGTAGTGATCTCTGCGTCGGGCCTCGAAACTGAGGTGCAGAATACCGGCATGGAGGCGGCCATCAAACTTCTGGCATCCAGAAGCAAGAATGCCGAGCGGACAATGGGAAATAACCTCTCGACCGGTATTTATTCGGACGGGACCGGGACGAGCGGCAAGCAGATCACAGGACTCCAGGCCTTGGTGGCCGATGACCCGACTTCGGGAACTGTGGGTGGCATCAACAGGGCCAACTTCTCGTTCTGGGCGAACAAGATCTATGACTTCTCGACGGAAAGCATCACTGCATCGTCCACAACGATTCAGGCCGCGATGCAGAATGTCTGGCTTTCCACGCAGAAGGGTAACGAACACGCCGATGTGATCGTAGCGGGGACAACCTACTACACCTTCTTCTGGACCTCGTTGACCGCGATCCAACGCATCACCAGCACTGACAAGGCCATTTCGGGCTTTCAGTCTTTGATGTTCTTGAATGCGCCGGTAATTTATGACGGCGATAGTGGACTTGCTGCCACCAGGATGTATTTCTTGAATACCGAATACCTCTCATGGCGGCCTCACACCAAGCGAAACATGGTCCCTCTCGTCAAGAGGGATAGCGGAAATCAGGACGCAATCGTGATCCCACTGGTCTTCGCTGGAAATCTCACAATGTCCAACGCTTCCCGTCAGGGTCTCGTTCTCGCGTAATGAAAGGAGGAATACGATGGTTTTAGTTCAGACGCCTCCGGGCGTGAAATTGGATGAGGTTGTAGCTGGCACTGGAACAAGTTCAGACGAGGGGGCGCAGTTTCCCGTTGGTCAGGTCGCTGAACTGGATAAGAACGGCGAGGCGATGTATGTCCACGCCTCTGCTGCGATAGCGGTTGGTGATTTTGTTGGAATTGACGAGGCTTACGAGTCGGCTCCAATCACCAAGGCTATGGCAGACGATGGCTGGATGGTCGGCGTCTGTGTCGATGTCGCTATTGCTGACAATGAATTCGGTTGGGTTCGGATGCGTGGCACTGGATTTAGCGGAATGTTGCTGACCAGTTGCGCTGCGGATGTCCCTCTTTACACTTCGGCGACAGCCGGAGCTTTGGACGATGCGAGTTCATCGCAGACTCAAATCCGTGGCGTGGTGACTACGACTGCGGTTGGGGGCGGTGGTGCGGCGGTAAGCCCACTCATCGTAACCACTCGCATGAGAAGCACCACGTTCTAGAAGTTTGTAATTCTTGTATTGGGAGGGGGGCTTCGGCTCCTCTCCCTTCACAGGATTCTTGGCCTAAAGCTATCTGTCCAGGGCGGGCAGACTGCACCACGGGGGTCGGAGGAGGCCAGAATCCCTTTCCCGTGTCCAATCTCGATCCCCGTGGCCGAGCCAATCCCGCCCAAAAGGGAAAGGACCAAAATATGGATCTTATGACTTCAGATGAGGCCGTGCGATATGGTCAGCAAATGGCTGGCGGCGGCGATCCAAACGATACATCGATGCCGATCTTCTTTTATAAGCCGGTGAAAAATGTAGCAGCAACGGCTGAAAAGGGGCGTGACATATACAATGAAGTTGCATATGTGACGATTCTTCTGCCTGGCATTAAAGGGGAAGAGCCAGTCCATAAGGTGTCCGATGCTGAGAAAACCCGGTGGCCTCAACAGTGGGCTGCATTCCTCGCCAAGGAAGAGCAGCCGGTCACTGGAACTCCAATCGAAGCCTGCTCCATCATATCAAAATCCTGGTGCGGTGTTTTGAAAGGCAAGAACATCAAAACAGTTGAGGCACTGCTGAACATCCCAGACACAGCGCTGACTGAGTTGGGGCCAGAATCGGTCAACATCCAGCACAAGGTCAAGGTGTGGGCTGACACGAATGCCCACGCCCGAGACCTAGAGAAAAAACTCTCGGCACTGGAAAATGCTGGTCAGGCCAAGGAAGAGGACACCAAACACACCGAAATCGAAAATCGGCAGCTTAAAACATCATTGGACAAAATAAAGGAAGGTTACGCAGAACTGAAATTGAAGTATGATGCGCTTGTTGACGGGGCCGGTGGCGCTGATCTTATGCCACTGGAGACAGCCCTGGTAGCAAAGGGGTGGCCGATAGGCGATGCTTTAGATGTTCTTGATGCCGCAATTATGAGTATCAGGAAAGCCACCAAAAAAGATTTGGAAGCAATTCGGGGATAGGGAGAAGGTCAAGCGGCGTGAGCCTCCTGACGATTGTTGAGCAAATAACAACTGAGAACGGATGGCAGAAGCCTGCTACGGTTATTGCGAACACGGATGAGGTGATTGTCCGCATCCTGGCCCATGTGAACCGTGCGGGAAAAGAACTGATCGATCTCGTGGATTTCATCAGCCAGAAAAGGGTTCATTCTTTCAATACGGTTAATGGAACCGCCGCATATGCTCTGCCATCGGATTTTCTAAGATTCAAGATCGGCACGATAAACGATAAGACTAGCCAGGTTGCATATAACGGTCCTTTGTCTGATGAGGCCTGGGAAGCCATCGCCTCACGGGGCGACACTGCGGCGATAGATCCCACCTTCAAAGTGATTGCTTCCACCACCACACCATTCGCCAACCAGTTCAACATTACACCCACCCCAGGCGGCGTAGAAACCACACAATTCAGATATATGTCTAACGGCTGGGTGAAGCTGAATGGGAATGGTGCGAGAACGACTGAATTTGGACTTGCGGCTGATTCAGCCAACTCGTCAGATTCTGACGTATCCCTCGTCGATGAAGAACTCGTGAAGTTGTGGGCCACCTGGACGTTCTTGGAAACGCAGGGTTTCCCATTTGCAGCGGCACAGGACCGAGCTGAAAACAGGTTTTCCAGGTACATCGCCAGGGACGGCGGGACAGAAGTTCTTGGTGTCGTTGCGCCTGACTTCAATGAGAGTATTTTTGCTGCTCACACCCCATTCAGGGGGTTCTAAGAAATGCCGATCAGGAATGCAGTGGCACTGGCGAACAGACGGAGGCGGCAGGCATCTGCTGGGAATTCCCGAATGTCCGCGCAGTTGCGGCAGCGTGAGGCCCCGATTGGCGGCCTGAATACCCGTGACACATTCGACAACATGAAGAACGAGGACGCCATTTCGTTGCTGAATTGGGTTCCTGGCACAGGCGGACTGACTGTGCGGCAGGGTTATTCCAGCCACGCCACCGGCGTTGGTTCGGGTGATGTTTTGACGGTCGCTGAATTCAATGCGGCTGGAACGCAGAAACTCATCGCCTTTTCGGATACGGCTGCATATGACGCCACTTCCGCAGGCAGTGCTTCTTCCTTGAAGACTGGCCTGACCAGCAATGGAAGATGGGACTATGTGAACATGAATGGGTCGATTGCCTTTGTTGATGGGGCGAATGTTCCGCAGGTTTATGATGGCTCCACATGGGGAAACTTAACGATCAGCGGGAGCGGATTAACTGTTGCGAATATTATTGGGATAACCTCATTCAAGGGCTTCTCGATTGTCTGGGAAGATGATTCCGCAGATTTCTGGTATTCAGCCGCCAGAG